ATATTATATGAATTAATTACATCACCTTTACCTACCAGATAACCATCTGTTCCTGAGTAGTCCTTTCCTCCAACTAAATCGTATGATCTATTACCCTCAACATTGTATGTTATTCCAGCAGCATTTGTCCCCCAGTTTCCTGTAGTTGCTGTGAAATCTTTAATGTCTGTATCACCAGAACCAGAGTTGATTGCTGTTAAACCACCTGATACTCCACTTGGTGCACCACCTGCGTAGATATATTCTGATCTATTTGCAAGATAGTTTTTGTAATAAACTTCTTCTGCTGGTTGTCTCTTACCATCCTTTGCCTTTGATAGATATAGATGTTTTTCAAGAACATTACCTGCTATTCCTGACGCACTTCCATCTTCATCAACAACTACAACGTGCATTTCATCATTAGCAGCACTTCTTTGCTCTGCGTATTCAGAAGTACCTGGTTTTTCAGCAATTGTATTCCAACTAATATCAGCACCCTTAGTTAATCCTAATTTTTGAGAATTATACCAATCAGCGACTGTGGTTGTTGTTTCGTTAGAAACTGCATCTCCATTTGCTTGGATAAAGAATGTTGTATTTGTATTAGTTGTAGTAGATACTCCAGTTGTTCGAGTAAATGTGAATACTACGCTTCCAGATGTGTCTATACCAGTTATTGCTTTATCCACTGTCACTGTGCTTACACCAATACCAATAACAGTTGTGCCTGCAGCAACTACAGATGCTCCACCAGTTGATGTTACAACATCACCGAGTGCTATGTCTTGATCTATGGCAGCAGAGGCAGAAGTTGTAGTGATTCCTGTGATTGTAATATCAAAAGCAGTATCAACAATACCTGATGTTGTTCCAATTCCTGTTGATACGTTTGTAGTTTCTGTTTCTGATGTCGATGTTAAGAACTTAAGTTCATCATAATTTGTTGCTGAAACAATACCACCAGCAGTTACTCTATCTACAACCTTAACTGTAACTGCGTCAGTTCCGATTCCTGCACCAGCAGCAGTTCCAACTCCAGTTATAATTCCTCTCACAAAACCTGAACCATAAGTTGTTTCTGTACCTGGCCCAACACGAGTTCTTCCAGTTATTACCTGTGTTACACCCATTCCAACTGTAATACCAGCAGTTCCTACACCACTAATTACTTGGTCTGCAAAGTTGTCAATTGTGAATACTTTTAATCCATTACCCCAAGTACCAGGATTCTTTGCTGCATAAAACCAATCAGAAGCAAGTGTGTAATTTGCTGTGTAATCATCATATGATTTGATTTTTACAGTTGTTGATGCAATACTAACACCAGCATTTGCATTGTTTAAATTTGTGCTATCGGATCTTAAGACTCTTAAAACACCACCATATGAAAGGTATGATGATGCAGTCATCCAATATTCAAATTGTCCGTCTGTTTCTAATGGTTTTCCGTAAGTTGCTATAAGATCTTGCTCGTTCTCTATCAATATCGGTACATCTATGGGGCCTTTTTCAAATGGGCCAGCAATCGCTCCGACCAGTTCTTGTGCTCCAGATATATTACCGATAGTCAAGTCAACTTCTCTTACCTTGACTCCAGGAGATACTAAGTTAAGCGACATGTCTTTCCCTCTTTATAAAAGATTCAATTTTACTAAAAGTATTTATTATTTGCTACTTTTACATTGGGGAAACAATGCATGAACATTACCAGTCTGGATATGACCATTCAGTTGATACCTTACTTTTCTTTCGATTTTTTAAAATTCTTTTGACTGTGCATATCTTACATTCATAAGAATACCCAGATGGAAAGTTTCTTTTGTTTTTACGAATTAGATAAAACTCATTTACTAAATCTTTTGTTTCTCCACAAACTCTACATTTTCTTTCCTGAAAGAGTAAATGTTCAAGAGTAAAACCAAACTCTTCGTTCTTATCCATCAAAGTATAAAGATTGTTTGTGATCCGTCTTTGTTATCTATGATAGTTATTTTCTTTTTTGGAAATGATTTTGATAGTAATCTTTTCAATTTAGCATGCTTAAATGGATTCTTCATTACCGATACTCCCACATATAAGAACGATCTCCATACTCATCAACGTGCCAAGTATCTCCCTCATTATCTACAAAACTACCGTCATCCAACCCATCAGATATAAAACCAAAAGGTGCCATATCTTGTTCAATTTGATTTTTTTGTTCTTCATATAATCTTTTTCTTACGTCTTGATCTGTAAGTTCTTTAAAATAATCTTGTGCAACTAACCATGCGTATATTACAAGGCACATTGCTAAATCATCATTACATCCTTCTTCAGCCTCAAATGAATTACTTTTTGATATAAATGTGGTGAGTTCAGATATTATATTGTAATCTTTAAATAAAAGTTTATTTTCCTCTATCATAGTCTTGAGGTTTAATGCACCAACCTTTTTGACCGTCTTTGACATTTTAACTCCAAGTTGAGTTTTCTTTCCACTAAATCCCTGTCCTACAATTTGACCAGCACGACCTCTCATGGAGCACATTAGTAAATTTTCATATTCTAAATCAAAATTTAATATTGATGCTATTTGGTCTCCGATATCATTTACTTCACATAGGATAAAAGATTGATTATAATTTGTTGCTACTTCATATATGATATTTGGAAATAACATTGGTTTGATTTCGTTGTTTCGATATTTAGCCACAACTTTATGTGGAAACTCAGTAATATCGGTCAAAACAAATGCAGAATAATCTTCACCAACTCCTCGTGCAACATCAACCGTCATTAAGTAATCATGGTCTTTTTCTGGAGGGATGTAAATATCCAATCCTGCATTTTGTTGTATTGGATTTTCATACACTAAAGATTTAAGTTTACTTGGTGCAATTAAAGTATCAATAGATCCTAAGAACTCACACTCAAACTCAATTTTAAATTGCTGTTCTGATGTGTTTGCTATCGTTTGTTTTTTCCACTTTGCATTTCTACCTGGTACTTCAGACCAGTGAACATCAGTCGGTGTATATTCATTTTTTCCTCTTTCTGCATCATGCCACAATCGGTAGAAATGATTCATACCATGTGGAGTAGAAACTATGATGACTTTGGTTTTTTTACCAGAAGTGATAGTAGGATATACAGAGGCAAAGAACGAGTCAGCAATATGATTAGGAACAAAGGCAAATTCATCCAGAAAAAGAATGTTGAAAGACATACCTCTAACTGCAGATGCAGAGGTAGATGCTGCCAGTATTTTTGATCCATTTTCTAACTCCAGTGATCCACGGTTCCATACCAACACACCCTGTTGCATCCACTTTGGAAGATTCTCATATGCAGTCTGCAATCTTCCTAACAATTCTCTTGCAGTTGCAGCTTTGTTTGCTAGTATACCAATATTTACACTATCATTAAAAACAGCATAATGAAGCAAATATGAAACCACAGTCGTTGATTTACCAGTCTGACGAGGCATCTTACATATATTAAAACGATTCTTATGAAATCTTTTAATTAATTTTTCTTGAAACTTATATGGTTTGAACGGAACTAATCCCTCATCAAGAGATACGATCTTTACATATTTCTGTGCAAAGTATACGGGATTGTTTTTGCACTTTAAAAACTCTTCAATCTGCTCTGCAGAAAATTGAATTTGTGTATTTGCTTTTTTTAGATTAGGATTACCAAGATAAATTTCACTCATGACAACTTACGTTTCTTGTCCAGCAAACAACATCGGTTTTGTTGGATCTACCATTGATGGATTGAAGTACATTACAATTGCTGTTGGATATACCTTTTGAATTTCTACTGTCATTTCTGCTTTTGTTGGTCTTTTAAATGAAGGTATGAACATCTGAGTTGTAATCAATTTACCTTTCCAACTAAGAACTATTGTGTATGTTTTACCTCTTTCTTGAACACGAAGATAAGATTCATAAGTAAATGTCTTACCCTTAATTTGAGTTTCTGCCTCTGGATTTCTACCTTGAGGTTTCATCTTACCAATAGGTATATTTCTTTTTGGTAATCCACCCTTACGAGTTCTTTTTAGTGTAGCACCTCCACCACCTTTTGTTTGTGTGATGACTGCATCCTGATCATATTTTTTACCAAGTGCTTTGACTGCTTTTTTAAACTTTCTCTTACCCATCTTTCCAGAAGTTACAACGTGACTTCTTTCCTTTACTTTCTTTTCTTGTCCAGTTTTTTCATCTTTTTCTAGATATTTTCCAGTTACTTTTGTTGCACCCTTTCCAAACTTACCACGAATGTCTTTATCTAACTGCTTTGCTCTTGCACGATTTTCTTTTGCAGATTTATCACCACGACTTCCAGAAAGAATAGCCATACCACCTTTATCTGACTTACTCTTCAGTCTTGTTAAACTACTTTCTTGTAAAAATTCTTTAAATGATTTCATTCTTCTTCCTTTTCCACATTATTATTTAGAACTCCCTTCTTCAATAACTTTGAAAGTTCGGAAGTAGAACCAACAAACAATGCATTATTAACTGTTTTTGGTGAATCTTTTTCTTCTTTATTCAACTCTTTCATTTTTGATTGTAAATCAATCAACTTATCAGTTGTATCTCCAACACTTTTAATTAATTGTCCTGCAACTTCGTATGCTCTCGGATGGTCACTACCCTGTGCTACTTCAAGAATACCATTAAGTGCTTCTTGTCCTTTTTCAATTAAAGAATATAAGTTACCTCTTGAGTATTCATAATCAAGAGTTGGATCATCTTTTTTATTTACTTCTTCAATTTGATTATTTTTTGAATCATCAACTGCTTCTATATCCAAAAACTCATCTATTTCATCGAACTTACTCATACATCAACTCCTTTTGTAGGACTATATGTTCTAAAGTCTGGTAAATCAAACCTTTGTTCACTAAATCCAAAGTCATCACCAACTTCAACAAGTGCATCATCTTGAGCATTAACTGCGTCAATTACATCACCGTTTATATGAGTATCTATAGTTGTTCCATCTTCACCACGCTTTACTGTAATATTATTTCCATCAATTTCTTTAATAAACATCAATTCATTACCAATTGCAATATAAGTATCCACAACTAAACTTGATGTATTCTGAACTAAGAATTTAATCTGAGTCTTTGTTATATCCTCTGCAAGTCTTGTAACTCCATCATCGTTGTAATCCTTGAGTGCTCTAGGTGTAGCAACATATCTCTTAGATCTTGTTGCAGTTCGAGTGTTTGAATCAGTATTATAATCAACTTGAACTTTCTTGATGAGACCTGAACCAGAATCTGAAACTGGGCCAAATAAGTAAGTTTTTGCTGTAAATGCTAAAGTGTGAGTTATAACTCTTTTTTGATCATAACCACTATCATAATTATCATCAAAGGTAACACTTTCCAATATCATTGGTATATCTCTTTTTTCACCTATTGCTTTCACCAAATCAACAGTTAAATTGAAAGATGGTTGAAAGAAAGGTAATATTTGTTCAATAATTTGTAAAGAATCTTCATTTCC